AGCTTTTTGCGATTCTGTAAGCTCATCGGTAGAAACAAAATCAACCCCGCCGCCTGGCACTATTTTTGCGTAATCTGTTGCCCTCGCAAATCCAATAGCCGCTAATTCTTGGATTACCCGATCCTGAGTGATTTCGGTACGCTGTTCACGCGCTTGCTTTCGTTGTTGAATTGCTTTCTGAATTAAAGGTTTTCTAAGGTTTTCAGTTCCAATAGAAAACGCGGTTTTTTCACTGTATCCCGCTCGAATCGCCGCTTGTGTAGCGTTTAAATCTATCAGATATTCATCTACAAATCTTTGCTGTTTCGCAGTTAATTTCGCCATATCACCACCACAATTTCAGGATAAATAGAAAGACCGCAAAGCCGTTAGGCCTGCGGTCCTTAGGAAAGGAGGTCAATGAACCTTGTACACTTTTCTATGATCTTATTATATCCTATGTTTTTGAAAAAAACTTCCCTTCTTTTTCCCATCAGCATTCCATAATTCCGTACATGGTAACAGTAAAATAATAAAGTGCTTCATCTTTTATTCTGTATACTTGAGAAGTTTCAATGTGATATTTTTCCATCAGCCTTTCCACGTGTCCGTCATGGCGGTCTATGTAAAACTCTGTGAGAAAGTCTTTTTGTACCTCAGTTATTCCGTCCAGCCCTTTCTCGATGAGTGCGACAATCCGCCGGGTCGCGGAGTAGGCCAGGGATAAGCGCTTAGTTTTCACAATATTATCAATCCAACGATCTTCAGTTTTACTCCCGCCGCCTTTCACTGGCTCAGAATCAGCAGTACAAGCCTTGATAGATTCCTGTTCTAATCGCAAAGTTAAAATCTGATCTCGAAGATTATTTAAAGAGGCTTTGCGCTTCATGTAGCATCTAAGATCGTTTTCAGCTTCTTTTTTCCAGTTCAATTTTTCAACCTCCTGACAGTCTTTTTGTCGCACTTCTCCGGCGGGCAGCCTCTAGGCTTACCAGTATCCAGAAGATAATTACAGTATTTAACGAAGCCATGTCCGTGGGTTGCCAGTGCTCTATGATAGACGCACCCTTCACAGCTTTTCCGGTTCATGTGCTTTGGCGTCTTTGCAGTAGAAGTCGTCGTCTTTCCCGGTTGTCCATTGGTATTCAATATGATCTATATGATTGCTTCTTTCCAGATGGTAAAAGGGACACTCCTGCTTGTTCCTATGTACGCAGTCCTTGCAAGTGGTGTGCGGTTTGGGCGGGTCTTTGCTTGCCACCAGAACGGAACAAAGCAAGAAGCCTAACGGTGCGCCTAAAAAATAACCTAAAAGTAATAATTGCCAGCCTGCCATGATCATTCCTCCTTTTCAGGTTTCATAAAGCAAAGCCAGTGAGTGTTCATGTTTTTACCGCTTCTGTGACCAAACAGCGGTTGATAAGGAGACAGCGGCAAAATTTCCCGCAGCGGAATTTGAACCTCCGACCACTTAAAGATCAATACTCCGTCTCTCTCCAATACTCGAAAAGCTTCTTTAAAGCCATTTTGGATCATAGTTTTCCAATCTCCCTTTAGACAGCCGTATTTAAGTGCCGTCCAGCTTGTATCGCCAGCATTTGTCAGATGAGGAGGATCAAACACAACCAACTTATAGGATTCGTCAGGGAAAGGCAATTCCGTGAAATCGCAAACAGTATCCGGAGAAATTTCAATATAGCGGTGCGGGTAATATTCATGATAAGGGATAGTGCGGTTATCACAAAACTCCACATCTGGATTGTGTTTATTAAACCAAAACATCTTGCTGCCGCAGGCAATGTCTAAAATTCGTTTACTCATTTGATTCCTTCCTTTCACCGTAGCTGCAAAAGTCGTCTGCATCACATGGCTGTAATTTATAATTACACCAATAGGAACCGGTTCTGGCTCTAATATCAGCCGTTGATATTTCGTGCTTACAATCCTTACACCTAACTACGGGGACAGCGTCTGTATTTCGATGAAGTTCCTCCACCGCCTGATCTCTTTCACGCCTTAGGCGGTCAAGCTCGGATTCTAATGCTTCAATAGCATCGGCGGCGCTTTTTAGATCGTCCCAACCACAAACAGTATACGTTTTCCGCAACCTCTCAACTAATTCCTCATACATAACTATTCCTCCTCAGGCGGTTCTGGAAGCGGGTGGCGGTAAATTTTTGTGCCGATTATAGGTTCCGCGTGAAAGCACCCTATCGGCATTGAAAAAACTGCATCGATGTTGTCATCGTCCCACACCTGCAAAAGTGCCCAAACTTTTTCCTCAGCCAGCCATACCGGTTGACCATTCATTTCTCGGAGCTCTTTCATTGTTAGCGGCTCATTTGGCTGGGTGAGAGTGGGCATGTTTTCGACCGCCTTTCGCACCTTATCCATATCCATATATGGTTTCCAATGTGACATCATTTTCAAAAGTCTATTTCCGTCAATCGGTCTAACTTTCATCTTTCAGCACCTCCAATCTCTTCATTACCATCTGCACGGCCTCGTCTGTCATTGCGGCACCGCAAAATGGACAAAATGGCATTTCATCATCCGGTGTCCTTCCGCACGTTGTGCAACGATATTGTATATTCCCAGTACCTAGCGACGGCAAATAGTTCTTCCACTCACCCCTCCACACTTTCTCAACCTGTTCCCGGCTGACGGGGTATAGAGCATCAATAGCCATATTTAGCGCGACTAAATCTTGCACAGACACAAAATATTGAGTACGATTTTCAAGAACTTTAATCGCTTCTTTTCTTGTCATAGCTTAGTCCTCCAAATCCATCTTTGCACCGCAAAATGGACAATACTTTTTTGGAATATTCACATAAACTTCCCCAGTCATATCCAATAGTTTATCTCTCAGTTCTTGTTCTGGTGTCAATGGAGCAAGTAAAGATTTACAATATTGAATTGTTTTGATATAAATTGGAGTTTGGCAGTAATTACACATAACTATCCCTCCGCACCCATCTTCGCGCCACAGTT